TCATTTACTGCATTGTTTATTAGTTGAGTTATTGTTCCTCTTGATCTTACAAGTAATTCTTCAAAACCAGAAGCATCTACAGTATTGATATTAAAGTTTACATTAACAGATGAACTAGAAGTTCCTCTTGCACTCTGAGTTATTTGTCCTGTTTGATTTGGTATAAATAATTCCGCACCTCTTTCACCAACAACTATCGGTTTTCCTTTAGATACTGCACCACCTTTAGAAAATCCTGTAAAAAAAGATAATATTGCTAAAGGATTACCACTAGCCGCAGATAAATTTCTTTGTTTTTCTTTTTCTCTTGTAATTAATTTTTCAATCGCCAATTCAACAGATTTTCTTGCTATAATTTCTATTAAAGCACTTAATATTCTTACTGCTAATTCTTGTGCCATTTTTTTGAAAGTATTTACTAAATCTTCACCAAGAATTATTGATCTTGCAAGAGCATCAGAAGTTTTTTTAATTCCACCATTTATACCTTTTGCAATAATAGAACCTATATCTGTTAATCTTGCTTGAAATTCTTCTATTTCTTTTTTATTAAGATTTTTAAGTGTATCTCTAAATGTTTGTATATTTCTTATTACAGCTTCTCCAAATGTTTCTTTTCTTGATGGTACAACAGTTGTTGTAACAGAGTCATCTTGTTTTGGTGCTGTTGGTATTTTTTCTTTTTCACTTAATAATCCTATTTCTCTAAGTTTTTCTATTATTAAATCTAATTGAGAAATAAGAACTGCCGCACCACCAATTAATATATTTTTCTTCACAGCCATGTTAAAACCTCTCATAGCGATTGTTGCTGATACAATAGCTGTTGTAAGATTTGCAAAAAAAGTTATTAATTTAAAAGCTATCAATATTTTTATAGCATCAACAATAAGATCAATATTATCTTTAAAAAATTTTAAAGTTTTTGCAGTTGCATTTATAGCAACACTTAATCCTTTACCTATTAGATTTCCGAACTCAGCTATTTCTTCTCTATTTGCTTCTACAGTTGATTTTAAATCACCTAAATTTTCTTTCAATGCACCAAAAAAACCTTTAGAAACTTCTACTTGAAATTGGAAAAAAGCATCTTTTATATTAGATACTGTACCAAATAAAGTTTGTGCAAGTTCATCAGTTAAACTTCCAAACTCTCCACCTGTTCCAAAAGCTTTAGCAAGTTTTTTAATTGTTTCATCTACATTAACAGCTACACCCTCTTTGAAACCAGCCATAGCCCTAACACCTCTCTCTCTAAATAATTCTGCACTTCCTATACCAGCACTAAATGATCTTTGGATTTGCAAAGCCGCTAATGCAAAATCACCACCTAAAACAGTTGCGGTGTTACCTGTAATTTTAAGTAATTCTTCAAATGACACTCCAGCATTTTCGGCTCTTTTTCTGACAGTTGCTAATGCTGTAATACCTTGTTGTATATTTCTTAATTCAAATGGAGTTGTTGCCGCAAATTTTGTAACATCTTTAAGTGCTTTTTCACCAGCTTTTGCAGAGCCGAACAAAGCTTTAAGTTGAACTCCTAAATTTTCTATTTGTATTCCAGCATCTACAAAACCTTTTATTACAATACCAGCACCAAGACCGATAAAAGCATTTCTTAAATTGAAAACTGATTGTCTAACTTTTTGTAGATTACCCTGTAAATTATTTAAGGCTTGTTTCGACCTATCTCTTGCAACAATATCTATATTTAATTTTTGAGCCATTTTATGTTCTATTAGTGTTCTTTAGATTATTATACTCATCTTGTTGTTTTTTCAAGTAAGCTAACCATAAATGATAATGTTGTAATGGCATATCTAAAACAGTTTGTATTGGAACTTTAAGTTTTTCTGCGACCACCAATATATTACGAATATCTGGGTCGCTTCTTACTTTTTTTCAGCTTCCTCGAATGATGTATCAGCTAATATTTTATTTGCCACAGAAGCTATTACATTTGAATCTGCTTTTCTTCTTAATTCAAATTTATCTTCTAATTTAAAAGCTTTTTTAAGATTGCCTTTTTCATCTTTAACCTGAAGTTTCATTATAAGTAAATCAACTAAAACTGTAAGATCAGTAAAGTTATTTGATTTTTTAAAAATAATATTTTTTTCTTCGAGTGTTAAAGGCTCTGAGTAAAATATTGATGGATTACCAGCATCATCTTTCCATTCAGGAACTTCAATACTAATAGTTTGTAAAGAATCAAAATGTGTTTTGACCCTATCTATTATTGACATAAATTATTATTCAGTTCCGATTGTTAAAGCACCTGTTCCTTGAAAAGTAACTGATCTAGCAAC